GGTGATTAAATATATTAGTAAATAATATTCTATTAAGATTCTCAATAATCTTATTTCCAAAAACAATTTAGGAGAACAATTATGGCAAATAGAAAAGATTTGTTATCTGAAGCTATTGCTGATGCTAAAGCCGTTAAAGAAACTGCTCTTGCAAATGCAAAACTCGCTTTAGAAGAGGCGTTCACCCCAAAACTACAATCAATGATTTCTGCGAAATTAGCTGAAGAAGCTGATGAAGAGAACGATGATATGGAAAATGAAGAATTAGATTCTTCAGATTTAGGTTCAGGCGATAACGCAGAACCATCTGATGATGCTAGTGATTCATCTGAAGTTGAAAACGATAATGAGTTGAGTGAAGAAGAAGGTGAAGAAGAAAAAGAAGTTAAAGATGAAAATGAAATGACTGATGAAAATGATGACATGGACAATGAAGTGTACGAAGAAGAAGAATCTGATGACATGGAAAATGAAATGGCACATGAAGCTGATGACATGGACAATGAAGGTGAAGAAGATGATGAGTTAGACTTAGAATCTGTAATCGCTGAATTAGAAGCTGAAATGGACAGTGCTGATGAAACTTACGAATCTGAAGAAGAAATGGCATCTGATGATGACATGGAAAATGAAGAAGAAGAAGCTGGAATGAGTAATGAAGAAGAAGCTGAAATGGATGCTGAAGAAGATGAAGATGAAATCGATTTAGACGAAGTTATTAAAACTTTAAAAGAGATGGAAGATGATTCTGAAAAAGCAGATGAAGGTGAAAAAGTTGAAGAAGAAGAAGAAGTTGATTCTGTAAAAGAAGAATTAGAAGAAGCATATTCAACAATTGAAAGTTTAAGAACAACTATCAATGAAGTGAATTTGTTAAACGCTAAACTACTTTACACTAACAAACTATTCAGAACTTTTGATTTAAACGAAGGACAGAAAGTAAAAGTACTTGAAAACTTCGATAGAACTTCATCAGTAAGAGAAGTTAAATTAGTATTTTCAACTTTAGCAGAAAACTTAAATGTCGCTAAAAAGAAAAGAACAGTTGTTAAAGAAGGTTATGCTTCAAAAGCAACAAAAAGTTCCGCACCAAAGAAAGAAATTATTTCTGAGGGCAATGAATTATCGGCTAGATGGAAAAAACTAGCAGGTTTAAAATAATTAATAAGATTAATAACGGAGAAAAAAAATGGATTTAAAAAACATTTTAAATGAAGGTTCTTCCCACCAAGCAAGATTGTCAGAAACGACAAGAGCTCTTGCAGGAAAATGGGAAAAAACAGGTCTTCTTGAAGGTATTAGCAACGAAGTTGAAAAAGCTGGTGTTGCAACTCTTTTAGAAAACCAAGCTAAGCAATTAGTAAAAGAAGCTTCTTCTACTGGAACATCAGCAAACTCAGAAGAGTGGGCAGGTGTAGCTTTACCATTAGTAAGAAGAATATTTAGTGAAATCGTAGCAAAAGATTTCGTATCAGTACAACCAATGAACTTACCATCTGGTCTAGTATTTTATCTAGATTTCAAATATGGTACGGCTCAGCCAGGTTTCGCAACAGGCGCTGGAAAAGATTCACAAAATGATTCTGTATTCGGTGTAACTGAAACTACAGCTGACCCATCAGGTGGTTTATATGGTGCTGGTAGATTTGGATACTCAATCAATGATGTAAGTACAGTTGACCAAACATTAGCCGCTTCAGCAGCTGCTGATAAATTCGTAACTGGTTCTTTATCATCTGATGCATCAATTTATGATTATGATAGCGCTTTCGGAGCAGACTTAACAGGTAAATTTTCTGTTGCAGTTCCTACAGCTTCTATGGCTGGATTTGATGAAAAAGGTATTAGAGGATTTAGAGTAGTTGCAACTGGTATTACAGACCAATACCCACAATTTACTAAATTAGTTGGTGGTGATGTAGTATTCGTAGTAAAAGGAGCAGTTGCTGCAGCTAACAAACTACAAGCTAAATATCATGCACAACCATCTGATATTTCAAGAGGTGATTTTGAAGATAAAGGTTCTGATTTAGATATTCCTGAATTGAACGTAGAGATGAAATCTCTTCCTATTGTTGCTAAGACTAGAAAGTTAAAAGCACAATGGACGCCTGAATTCGCACAGGATTTAAACGCTTACCATTCAATTGATGCAGAAGCTGAATTAACTTCTATGTTATCAGAATACATTTCGCAAGAAATCGATTTTGAAATTTTAGATATGTTAATGCAAGATGCTAAATCTGAAGGATTCTGGTCAGCTAGAGCTGGTAGAATTTGGAATGGTAGTGCATTTGCAAATATGGATGCTACTGAATATGGCGCATCTGCTTACAATCAGGGAGCATGGTTCCAGACTTTAGGAACTGTAATCGCTGGTGTATCTAACTCTATTCACCAAAAAACATTAAGAGGTGGGGCTAATTTCTTAGTAGTATCTCCTGATGTTGCAACAATCATTGAATCTATCCCAGGATACGCTTCTTCAGCGGATAATGGTGATGCTCAATTTGCATTCGGTGTATCAAAAGTTGGTTCATTAAATAGTAGATTCCAAGTTTATAAGAATCCTTACATGAAAGAGAACGTAATATTAATGGGTTACAGAGGAACACAATTCCTTGAAACTGGAGCAGTATATGCACCATATATTCCGTTAATTATGACTCCTCTTGTATATGACCCGAAAAACTTCACTCCTAGAAAAGGTGTAATGACACGTTACGCTAAGAAAATGCTAAGAGGTGAGTTCTACGGTAAAGTATATGTAGATTCATTGAACAGAATTCAGTAATTATATAATTACAGAATAGTTTTTAAATTAAGGGTGGCTTCGGTCACCCTTTTTTTATGCTTATTTCATATTTATCTTAAAGAGTTATTTAATTATTGGAAAAAGGAAAGTATGGCTGAAAACAAAGACAAAACTCCACCAAAAGGTAATGTGAGATTTTCGATATCTCTATCGGAAGAACAGAAAAAGGCGAAAGCACAAATTTTAAATCATCCCTTCAATTTTGTAACAGGTAAGGCAGGTAGTGGTAAAACACTGTTGGCTTGTCAAATAGGATTGGATATGTTTTTTAAAAGAAAAGTAAATAAAATTGTAATTACACGACCAACAGTATCAAATGAGGATAACGGATTCTTACCAGGTTCATTAGAAGAAAAAATGGAACCTTGGTTAGTTCCCATTAGAGCTAATATGAGAAAAGTTTACAACAAACCAAACATATTACAGAAGATGGAAAGTGATGAATCTATTGAATTAGTATCATTATCACATTTTAGAGGAAGAACTTTTGATAACTCCATATGTATTGTCGATGAGTTTCAAAATCTAACTAAACAACAATTGTTGATGGTATTAGGTAGGGTAGGAAAAGGTTCTACTATGATACTTTGTGGTGATAAGCAACAAATTGATTTGAAATTCAACAATGATTCGGCAGTACATGAAGTTCCTAAGTTAAAAGGTTCGGATTATGTTTATGATATTTGTTTAAAAGATAACCATAGACATGAATCTTTAGATGAAATTTTAACATTACTAACCGATTACTAAGAAATATTATATTTATAGTTAAGTAACAAAAATAATTAAGGGAAAAGCGTGCCAGATTATAGCGGTTCATTTAGTGGTTCATTCGAAGGTAATGGAAATAAGTTGACTAATATTGATTATTATTCACTTAGTAATTTACCTGCGAGCATAACACCATTTCAAAAAAATTCAATATTAGCTAATAACTCAATTAGAGATAATTTTGTATCTAATGTTAAGACCAGATTGGATGCAGAAAGTGTTATTAGTTCATCTGCTCAATTAACAACTGAGTTTGATATTAGATATGGTAACGAAGTGGGGGATGATTTAATTAGTGGTTCGGCACAAATTAAAACATTACTACCAAGTGGAACGGTAAGTGGTTCGGCACAAACAATCGCTAATTTACCATCTGGTGTAATTAGTGGTTCAGAACAAGTCGATTTTGATAATATAAAAGATAAACCTGTAACTATTTCAGTTACACAATCAAATGCTATTATTGCAAACACTGCTAAAGTTGGATATACAGATGCAGCAGTTAAAATTAAGTTAAATTCCGAAGGTGTATTTAGTGGTTCAGCTCAAGTAACCATTAATGAATCTCAAATTAGTGATTTACAATCGTATTTAACATCAGTACCTACTGGAACTGTGAGTAGTTCAGCTCAAGTAACAATTACAGAATCTCAAATTAGTGATTTACAATCGTATTTAACATCAGTACCAAGTGGAACAATATCCTCATCAGCACAAATTACGGCATTAGGGTATTCAACAACAGATAGTACAGGTTCAGAACAATCACTATCTTTAAGTGGAGATAAATTAACCATAAGTAGTGGTAATACGATAACTCTTCCAAGTACTGATGAACAAACATTAACATTAGCTGGAAATAATTTAAGTATATCTAATGGTAATACAGTTAATTTATCCGCCCTAGCAGGCGGTGGTGGTGGTGGCGGTGGTTCATCCATTTGGAATACAGGTTCTCAAGACCCATCATCATACACTCATTTGATGACATCAAATAATTTACAAGTAACTGGTAGTGTTGATATACACGGAGACTTTACTGTAAATGGACAATCAGTATTCACTCAAACATCAGCATCTGATGTTGGAAACGCAGTTGTGATAAAGGGAAGATTGGAAGTTTTAGAAGAACAAATAGGAAGTTATATCGCATCGGCATCTATTCAAGTAGGAAATACGCAAGATACGATAGACTGTGGGGGGTTTTTCTAAAATATATTATATTTATAAAAAGAAAAAGGTAATAGTAGAAACTATACACAAGTAATGGGATAAAAATATGAGTCAAACAATAAAACATAGAAGAGGTTCGGTAGCATCTGTAAGGAATATCACCTCATTTGGTGAAGCAGAGATAGTAATCGGTAGTGGTTCGGTTGATGGTAAGGTTGATGGGCCGATAGTTTATATCGGTAAGCCGGGTGGTTCAACAGCAGCTAATGATTACGCACCTATATCAAAGATATATACAGGAGCGGGACTTCCAGCGATGACTACTGCTAATTATGGTACTACATTGGATGGTTTACCATATTACGATTCAACAAACAAAAAATTATACATTTTAAATGCACATTCTGATGGAACATCAGGACATTCTCAAATTTTGATTACATCAGAATCTATGAGTAACTTTAATACAGTTGTATCGGCATCTGTAGCGGCAGATGGGTTCGGAGCTGGTATATTTGAAGAATTAAGTGCTACATTATATAAAGCTGATGGTAAAAACCTACAAATCACAGGTTCTTCTTCTACTGCATTGGATGTATCTCAATCTATAAAGGCACACAACATAAATGTGGGTGTACCAACATCAAATGATTGGGGAAGTAACTTAGATGGTTCATATTTTAATAACTTCACAAAAGATACAGATGTATCTGAAGTTTTAAGATTTGTTGCAGGATTATTATCCTCATCTGCAGCTAATCCAACCACAAATACAAAAACATATAGTTCTATTTCAGAAAATAAAAGTAATACTGGTACTGGAACGGCGCCAGCAGGACATGTACCGCAAGGAAATTCAATAGCTGATATTACTTATTTAGTTGATAAAGGATTTGCAGCAGAAGGTGGAACATTATTTCCAGGAAAAACAATTTATAACAATGCTGGATACGCAATAAGTTATACATCTGTAGCAGGTGGTTCAACATCAGTAAATTCATCAGCCGATGCACAATTATTTGGATTGGGTGCTTTAAGTAGTGGTAATGCTAGTCAATTCCAAGTAAAAGGAACTCATGCATTTAGATTCAACAATAATAATAGTGGAACTCAAACGGAAACTTCAGCATCAACAGTAACTTTAACACAAAATTCATTTGGAACTTCAAATGGTCTAACTGTAGCTAAAATAAATACTGTAAATCCTGCAGTTATTCCAGCAGCTTTCCAAGATGGTAAATTCGTAAGTGTATTCTCTGAAAATATTATGGGATGGACTACTGAAGCAAACACATCAGTATCAGCATCAGGAACTTATATATTAGATACAACAGTTGGAATTAAAACTGGTTCTCAAGCAGCATTTGTAGATAAAACCGCAAGTGAAACGATATTTTGGGCACCTGTTTCAAATATAGATTCAAATATTGGTACAAACACATTAGCAAGTAATGGTGAAGGAGTAACAGGAGTAACGTTAACATCAGGTTCTCTTTCTGGAGCACCATATATAAGTGGTGGAACTTGGAAATTAGTAGCAACTGCTAGTGGATTGTTCGCACCTATGTACGCAGCATCAACTACATTAGTAGATGTAACAATAGGAAGTACAAGTGGATACACAATCACAAATACAGCTGGTACTGATACATTATCAACATCAGGTGGTTCAATCCAAACATCAGGAATGGTAACATCAGCTGATGGTAACACTGCAAGAAATAGTGGTACTCCTGTAAGAAATGATTTAGTAGAAGTTGATGCAACTTATACAATTAGTGGAACGGGTGATACTTTTGTGGAAGCAAGAACTGGTGGTGATACATCATATACATTAACACTAAAAGGTAGAAATAGAAATAGTTCACAATCTACATTAGATACTCAAACTGTAAACCTACATACAGCAGGTGCATTCGGACAACCTGCTTCTAGTGGTTCAATGGCTTACTATGGTGGTGGAAATCAATCTTCGGCATTGGATGAGAGATTTACAAACGAAACTTATAGAAGAATTATTAGTACATCAACCGCATTAACCAATGCATGGAATAGTGTATCAACGGCATTAGATTTAGGTAATGGTGGTGATTTACAGGTTAAGCCAGGTTATTTGGTTGACCCAAAATCAGCAAACGGATATTGGTATCCTACAACTGGATACGATGCATCACATTATAAGTGGTATCTAAGAGAATTTGATACATCAGCATCAAACAATAAAGGTACTTTAACAATTAACTTAGACCCTAACTCATCATCTGATTTAGTAGCATTTAGTGATACAACGGCTAATAAAATAGCAGTTGGTGTTATATTTGGAGCTACTAATTCAAAAATATTTGATGCAGTAAAAGGTAATCAATCATATGGTGGTTCATTGAACTCACAATCAACAGGAGCAAATAATCCGTTTAGTGATTCAGTTGATGTTGTTGGTGATTTCTCATCATTTAGTAATTCATCAGGAACATTAACATTAGGATTGAATAATGCAGGTGGACAAACTATTAATTCATCAAATGATAAAATTTGGTTATTGATTAGATATAAAGGTACACCAAGTCAAACATTAGAAAGAATGACGGTTTCAGTATCGTAATAAAGAGGAATAAAAATGGCATATAATACAAGTAACAGGTCGGAAAGATTACTACAAGGTAGAAGATTTACAACGGATAATCTATCACTTACTCAGGAAGCATTTACTGATGTATTTGATTTAGGGGCAGGTGAGATATTCACCGATGATGGTCTTATTCCAACGGGAAGTACACAATTAGCATATAGTGGTTCATCACAAAATGGTGGTATCATAAGTGGTAGTGTTGTTAACCCATCAATCGAAACTGATGTAAACGTACTAAAATATCACTATAGAAAAAAATTAAAACAAGCGGCAGATGGGCAAAGAGAAGTTTATTACTTTACAACTTCAGACCCATCATCTGTTTCAGATACAGTAACATCCGACCAACTTATCGAAGCAGACCAGCAAACTAATTTTGTATCACCAAAATATATAATCGCAAGTGATTCACCAAATAATACTGAGAGTTCTACTCCAGGTTATAAAGTTGTAGTATATAAAGATACGGCGAGTTCAGCAGGAAGTATTTCATCTTCACCAGCAGACCCTTCTCATTATGTATATGATTTTAAAACAGGTGTTTTAACTTGGGTATCAAACGCACCAGCATCAAATCAGTTTGTTTATATAACGGCTTATCAATATGTTGGTAGAACACTTCGTTCACAAATCGATGATGGTTCTATCGGTGGTGGTGGAAGTGATATCACAATACAAGAAGAAGGTTCTTCATTATCAACGGCAGCTACAACAATTAACTTTGTAGGTAACGCAGTTACAGCGACTGGAACTGGTGCAACTAAAACAATTACAATTAATACTGCAGGGAGTTCATTAGATATAGATTCCCAAACAGATGGGACAGGAATAACTGTAGAAGCTACTGATAAGTTAATATTATCAGATGCTGGAACAGAGAAAAAGATTAATGTATCTCAGTTATTTGATTCAGCAGATTTTGATACTGAAGTAGCAGCTAATTCAGCAGTAACTGCTAATACGGCTAAAGTTACTTATCCAACGGCTGATTCAACTAAAGTAGGTTACTTAACTGTAACTCAAGCAGTTGATTTAGATAGTGTGGAAGCAGAAGCAACTAGAACATCAATTTGGAATGTAGCAGCGGCAGGTGGAAAATATACTTTCTCAGGTCCTGGTTTGAGTGGAACAGAAAATAATCCAGCTATATACTTAATGAGAGGTGAAAAATACAGATTCGCAGTAAACGCATCAGGTCATCCTTTCCGAATTCAAACATCAGCTGGAGCATACGATGCATCTACTCAATTTACAGATGGATTAACTAACTTAGGTACTGCTAGTGGTAACGTAGAATTCAATGTTCAATTTGATGCACCTGATACTTTATATTATGTTTGTCAATCTCATTCAGGTATGGGTAATGTTATTCACATCTTAAACAAAAGAGTAGATGGGTTAATTAGTGGTTCAGCAGGAATCGTTGCTGGGTTAGTAGGACAAAACTTAAACATTGGTGAATTAACTGCTACTAAAGTAGTTACAAATATAGTATCTCAATCCATATCACTTGCTACGGGTTCTAATATATTTGGTGATGAACAAACAGATACTCATCAAATTACAGGTTCATTACAATTAACAGGAAGTTTTTCATTTACTGAAATAGATGGTGGAAGCTTCTAAAAATATAATAGGTAAATAGATGGCAGGTAAAATTAGATTAAAGAGAAGTGATACAACAGGTAATGTGCCTGATGCAGGTAATTTATCATTAGGTGAACTTGCTGTCAATACTTACGATGGGAAATTATTTTTTACAAAGAATGATGGTTCTGTAAGTTTAGAAACAATAGTAACTACTAATGCACAAATCACTGGTTCTTTAGAAATGACAGGGGCTGTAACATCATCCTTTGCTTTAATTAAAACCCAATCACCATCAGGAGATGTACTTACTGTAAATGTTGGTGGACAGGATAAAGTAACAATTAATAACGATGGTACATTGGTAGTAAAAGAAGTTGCAACGTTACCAACTGGAGAAAAAGGAGCACTTTCAGTTAGTGGAAGTAACTTTTTTGTATATTTATAAAAGTAATCAAATTAAAAACAATATTTATAAAGGTAAACTTATAGTTTAACAAAATTAAAAGAGGAACAATAAAATGGCAGAATGGAAAAAGGTAATAGTCTCCGGCTCAACAGCAGCATTAGCTGCAGCGAACGTAGATGGAACTGTAACCGCTAACGCGTTTAGTGGTGATGGTTCAAACTTGACAAATGTACCCGCCGGTTCGATAAATATCGAATCATTTACAAATGGTACAGGAATTACGGTAGCCAGTACAGATAAACTTATCTTATCAGATGCTGGAACAGAAAAATATATTAACGTATCTCAGTTACCATTTACAACTAATTCATTTAGAGGTATAAGAGTAACGAATGGTGAAACAGAAACTTCATTAGAAAGTTCAGAAGCCCTAAACATTACAGCAGGAACTAATGTTAGTCTTTCAGAATCAGAAGGTGTAGTAACAATCACTTCTACGGATACTAACACAACTTATTCAGTAGGTGATGGTGGATTAACTCAAAAGAATTTTACAACCACATTAAAAAATAAGTTAGATGGAATTGCAGCATCGGCTAATAATTATGCATTACCTTTAGCAGCATCGGGTACAAGAGGTGGTGCTAAAATTGGATATACTGAAAATGGTAAAAACTATCCTGTAGAATTATCATCAGAAAAAATGTATGTAAATGTTCCTTGGAGCAACACAACTTATTCAGTAGGAGATG